TGTGCTGGACGCAACCGACACGCTGATCGATCTCTACTGCGACCGAAAGACAGGATTCGGCACCGCGACCGAGACGCGCTACTACACCGCTGAAGCCTACGACTATGTGCTAACCGATGATCTCGTGAGCGTCACGACGCTGACCACCGACGATCTTGAGAACGGCACCTACTCAACGACTTGGACTGCCAACACAGACTTCCAGCTCACGCCAAAGAACTACGCACTGGACGGCTTGCCATACACCGGCATCAGCCGCAGCAACGCCTTCACGAAGAACTTCCCCAAGGGCATCTTCCTTGGCGTGAAGGTGGTCGGCGTGTTCGGCTTCCCTAGCGTGCCAGCGTCCGTGGTTCAAGCAGAAATCATCCAGGCAAATGCTGTGTTCAGCAGCCGCACAGCGGCATTCGGTGTCATCGGTTCGGCTGACCTTGGTGGCATCCTGCGGATGAGCCGCGCCCTGCACCCAGAGGCGGCGCTACTTCTAGAGCCGTACCGCAATCGCGGTGGCTTGGCGGTATGACCGACCTGACGATCCTTGACGCAATCGCCACGCGCGTAGAGGCTGCGACAGACCCTGCTGGGTACACGCTCCGCAAGTGCTACGCCACTCCGCCTGAGAACCTGCCAGTCACGCCGTGCGCGGTCCTCTTCCCAGGCGGCGACCAGATCAGCATCGGCAACGGCAACCGCACCACAGTGCTGACGGTCAACATCGTCATCTACCTGCTACCGATCCCACGGATGGATGAGAAGTACCGTGACCTCTACACTTGGCGAGCGTGGCTACGCACCGTGTTCGATGGGGCTGTGACGATTAGTGGAAACGCCGCGCAGGTGACAGTCACCGGTACTACACTCGGCACAGATACTTACGCCGATCAGGATTACCTGACGGTTCAGGCAGCTGCGGAAGTCACGGTGCTAGACACCGTGGCGTTCACCGCCTAGAGCAAGGAGAACTTAGATGGCAACCTTCGGCGCAAAGGCTCTGACGCGTATCGCTACTGCGTCGCAGGCCGCTTTCGGAACCGCAGCTTCAATCGGCACCGCCACTGGCGAGATCCTCTTCAACGAGACAATCGGTTCGCTCGACCTGGGCGTGACGGTTGATCTTGGCGAGACCGTATCCGTTGGCAAGCGCACCGCCATTCAGGCGAGCCAGCCAACCATTACCGGCAAGGCTCCAATCCTGACCATCGCCGAGGCTCCTGCTTCAATGCGAACTCTGCCATTGATGTTCGATGCCATCGGTGCGACGACCAGTGGCGCTGGACCTTACACCTGGACTTGGTCGCCAACGCAGGGCGATGTTGACACGCTCGTCTTCTACTCCTTCCTTGTTGAGGATGGCGTGCAGAAGTATCTCGTGCGCGACGCTGCTCCAACCGAGATCACGCTGTCAACAGACGCTAACGGTCTGCTCCAGGCTGGTGCAACCTTCGCTGCCACGACGGCTGCGACTTCAGCGCTTGCCTTCCCTACGGCGATTCCTGCCAACCCATTCTTGGCTGGTCGCTTGATGAAGCTCAGCACCGACACGAACTTCCCAGACAAGAGCGGCACAGGCGCGACCGCCTACGCTTCGATCTACAACTTCAACCTGTCGATCACGACAGGCGTGGGGATGGTCACGGCGCTTGATGGCAGCCTGACGGCCGCGACCGCAGCGCTGACCGGTGTGCTTGATGCAACGCTGACCTTCACGGTTGCGAGCAACGCAGCTGCTGGCACGACCTTCCCAATCACCGACATTGCCACCCAGAAGTACCTGCGCCTGTTCGGCACCACCACCGATAACTACGGCGTATGGATTCTCGGCTCGTGGGAGATCGAGAACATCGTCGTTCTATCGGCGGATAACGAAGGCGTGGTGGTAAATGAAGTGACCTGCCGTCTGGCATACGATGTGACCTCAGGCAAGTCGCTTGAGATCGTGATCGACTCGCCACTGGCGACAGCGCCATAAAGAGCAGCGCCTAAGGCGCTAGTAGGAGGATCAATATGGACACGGTCAAGATTGAACTAGACGGCGCGTTCGCCGGTTGGAACATTGAGCTGCGACGCAATGTAAGCGCTCGCATCCTGATCGACCTACAGGGCGACACTGCCGTCCAGTTTGCAGCCTTCGCTAAGCTGGTTGTGAGCCACAACTTCAAGGACATTGAGGGCAACGCCACCGATGACATCCTTGACGCTCCAGTCTCTGCCATCACGGCATCGATGGAGAAGTGGGCAACCGCGATCTCAGCACTCCCAAACGCGTAAGGCTGGAAGCCAAGCGGCTGTCCATCGGACAGTCAGTCGTGGTGACCAGCCCAGAGATCATCGCGCACACGCTCGGCACCGCCTACGGCGTGCCACCCTGGGAGATACTGAAGACCGCAACTGCTGAAGACCTAATGACCTATTGGGGTCTGTATTGCGAGATTCAACCAAGGAGCAAGTAAGTGGCTAAGGCTGCCGTAGAGATTGAACTCCAGGGCAATGTTCGCGCTGAGGCTGAAGCGCTTCAGAAGGCGTTCCTCAACTCTCTCGGTTGGAAGGGCGTTCGCAAGCTAGAGCAGTTTGCCACCGTGAACGCAGCTCGCGCCCTTGCTAAGCCGGTACGAGAGAAGGCTCCACGAGATCTCGGCGGACTTGCTAAGAGCGTGCGCGGCCGCCGCTCGCGCATCACTCGACCAGGCGCAATCGTCGGTCCTGTCGCTGGGAAGAAGTACGCCTGGTACGCGTGGTTTGTCGTCAAGGGAACCAAGCCACACACCATCCCCAAGGTGACTGCCGCCAACCTGTTCTCTGATCGCAAGTTCATTGAGCATCCAGGAACTCGTGGCAGCAACTTCGTGATTGAGGCAGTAGAGGCTAATATTCAACTAGCCAAGGATGCGATGTCTAAGACCATCGTGCTCTTGCTCAACGATGAGGCGATGCGCGCCAAGGTACTCGGTCTAGAGATTGAGTATGCCAACGGCACGGCGACTAAGTTCCAACAGGAGCAGTCGCTCCGCCAATGGAACAAGCCAGACTTTGTCGGCCCACTCACCCCTCTCCAGTCTGAAGGCAAGCGCCGCCGAGAAGCAAGCGACAAGGTCAAGGCAATCGCCACCTCAGCACGAGCCAATCGACTCAGGGCAGATGCAGCGGTCTTCGGCATCTCGCCAAATATGTCCAACCTGCGAGCAGGGTAGGAGTAAGCAATGGCTAATGTCACAGTCAATGCAACGATTAGCGCTCGTGATGCCGCGTCTAAAAACATCAAGACCGTCAACAAGGCGCTTGGCAACCTTGGCAATACTGCCAGCAAGATCGGCGCGGACTTCCGCAAAGTAGCACTGGGGATTGCCGCCGTTGCCGCTGGCGTAAGCGCGTTCACGGTCTCGGCAATCAAGGATGCAGCGGCAGACGAAGCCGCAACGGCGAAGCTGACCGCAGCCCTAAAGGCGCGTGGCTTTGCTACTGAGGCAGTGCGCCTAGCGGTAGAGAAGCAGATCCTTGCTGGTCAGAAACTTGCGTTCACTGACGATGAGGTCCGCGCATCGATTGAAGCAAGCACACGATTCACCAAGAACTACACGGAGGCACAGAAGATCCAGAGCGTCGCAATGGAACTGGCTCGCTCCACCGGTATGGACCTTGCTACCGCAACACTGCAAGTTGGTAAAGCATTCCAGGGCAACGGCGGCAAGCTGCTCAAGACACTTGGTATCACTGGCAAGGTGGTCAAGGGTCAGGCGGCACTCAACGCAATCCTTGGCAAGACCAAGGGTAGCGCCGCCGCCTACGCAGACACGCTAGAAGGATCGTTCAGCGTCGTATCGATTCAAGCACAGGAACTCAAAGAGCAGTTCGGCGCAGCCTTCCTCCCAGCAGTCACAAAGTTGTTCAAGGGCTTGGCTCCGTATATGGATCGCTTCTCTGGGATCATTGCCGCAATGACTCCGAAACTTCAGCGCTTTGCTGACACGCTGGTCACAAAGATCCTAAACAAACTGCCAATGCTGATGGGCCAGTTTGAGGCTGAGTTCCCTAAGGCAATCATCAAGGTGGAGCAGTTCATTGATAAGATCGCCGGCATCGGCAAGGGCGCTGACTCTCTGCTCGGACCAGGCGGCTCAATCACCCTGCTCGTCACTGGCATCGGCGCAGCCTTTGGTGGACTCAAAGGCGCAATCGCAGCCAACTTGCTCAAGGGTGGTATGGACCCATTCACTGCGCTTGTTGTCTCAAACATCTTGGCTCAAATCCCACTTGCTCTAGCAACCGCAATCACAAACCAGATTGTCGCAGGTGCAGTTGCAAAGTTTGGCGTTGCAATGGCTGCTGCTTCCACAGGAAGCGCTGCCGCAGGTGCGGCACTTGCCGGTGGCGCAGGAGCCGTCGCTGGATTTGGCGGAGCTGCAATCGCTGGAGCCGCCGCACTGCCATTCGGCTTGGCATTAGGATTGAAAGCCGCTGGCGTAACGCAAATTGCTCAATCAGGATTGACACCAGCAATGATTGCCGCAGCCCAGGCAGGCACAACTAACAACATCTTCATCGGCACAGGAAAGGTTGACACCGTCGTGACCGACTCGATCAACCGAACAGGCACCTTCAAGCGCGGTCGCTAAATGGCAAATCCATTCAGCCTGATCGTGGCTGGCGTTGACAGCGGCGCGAACCTTCTTGACCTACCAGCTCCAAGCGCTACGACCACGCCGTATGTCGATCTTGGCAGTCTCTCGCTGACGCTCTCAGGCGACGGCAACGGTGGATCAATGACCTTTGATGTGATTGAGACCAAGACTCCAGTGGCAGGACCGTGGTGGCGCTCTGGCGCAGTCCACGACAATGCGCGCGTCCAGTTCTTTGACAGCCGCTACAGCGTCTCGTCACCAATCTTCCTTGGCTATATCACCGGCATTGATGCGCGGATGCTGGATAACGGCCTTGGCTCGCGCGCAACCGTCAGCGTTGAGGATGCAGACGGCTGGCTGCAAAAGACCATCATCCGCAACG